ACCTCATCCCCACTCGCCGCCGTCAGCGAAGTTGTCAGCGATACGTTGCCGAGAGCAGAGGTTAATGTGCCAACGCCACTCAACTTGAAATTGGTGGCGTTCATATCCACGCAAGTCAGATCAAACGCCCCCACGTTCCAGTCGGCGGTGAGGGGGACAGTGCCGTCAGCTTTGACCAGTGCCGCGCCCTCAATTCCGTCAAGTAAATCAGCATTTAAGTTGGTACAAACGGTTGTGCTTGTCGCCGTAAACGGAGCCGTGCCAATAGCAACATCAGACGTAAAAGATTTAGCCGTGATGGTGAAGGCGCCGACACCCCAATCCGCCGCTAAAGGAATAGTACCATCAGATTTTAGGTCGCCGGACCCATTAGCCGCCCATGATAGATTTGTTCCATCGTTGGTAAGAAATCGTCCTGTGATATAGGTGGGTAACGTTGTACCCCCTAATGTTTTAAAGTTAAAAATAGGCATATTTGTTTATCTCCTCGCCTGTATTTATTCTTTTAAGTTTTCGAAATTTTATATTTCTTTCAACATAGTATGGTATAATATAAGTATGAAAAAGATATATGAAAAACTAGTTCGTGACAAAATTCCAGAAATGATAGAGGCCAACAACCAGGCAGGTGAATATTATCGATACCCTATTGATGATTTTGAAAATGAATTAATTGTAAAAATGGGCGAAGAAGTAGGCGAATATCTTGAGAGCAAGAATCCCGAAGAATTAGCAGATATTCTTGAGGTATTGATGGAGTTGGCAAAGATAAGGGATTTGCCCTTTTCGGAAATCGAAGCAATCAGACAGAAAAAGTTGCTCGAAAGAGGTGGATTTTCTAATCGTATATTCTTGGTAACGGTGGAGGATAAATGAATATCGAAAATTTAATCATTAGTATTCTGTGTATTTTAATCCCGATTTTCGGTGTTGGTTATGCTTTCGGGAGGGCTAACGAATTCGAAATTGATGAAAAACATGCCGCAGGTATAAAATACGGATTTCTATTTATATTAGGAGCAATAGGCGTCGGTATGTTTTTTGCGGGTATTATTATGATGGGTAGAACTACACTTGGATAATAAGGAGATAAAAATGACCAAGAAAGAATTTCTCGACAAGATTGACAATGTTCGTGGGATGGTTGAGTGTAGCGGCGATGGATTTAACGCAGGCGTTGACGATGTCATCGCCCTCTTGAATGAATTAAAATTCGATGCTAATCTTCTTCTCGAAGAGGAATATGATGCAGGGTATGAATTGGGCCTGAATCGGGGTTGGAATCACGAAGGCATGGATTGCGAGTAAGGAGCATGAGCAAGGAAGAACTCGCAACCACTCTTAGGGTTTTTTACGCCCGAACGAAGCGACGGATCAGCCTTGGCGAAAGTGAGTTCGTCCTAGAGGATATTTTCGGTGTGGAAAATATTAGTTCTTGGGTTGCGGAACAATTCGAAGATGTATACAAGGATTTTTTCGTCGACCAAAAAATTGATACGAAAAAAAGGATTATTTTTTCTTACGACGATATTTACGATTTCCTCAATACGATTTTAGGAATTGATATGAATGATTTTATTATTTTCTTCACCCACGACGAAATGCTGGAATACACGATGTCATTACTCCATGTACTGAATCGGGCATTCAACAATTGGGTGCAGAATAGGAAGTCAGGATTCAGAAAAGGCACGAGATTATTTTTAGAATTAGATCGTGAGGGCATTCATCTTTGCCTGAAGCCGGAGATAAAGGCGTGAACGATCAGTACGAAGTAATAAAATACAAATGGCAAAAATTACAAGGAGTTGACGAACAAGAATGATAAACCAATTTAAAGACGAATACCGTTGGCTGAGCAATTTCGCCCCGTGCGGCATCGAATTGGATAGGCAAATGTACAAATCTGTCGAACACGCCTACCAATCTGCAAAATCCGATGATCCAAATTGGAAAGAATTTTGCGTAATAGAATTGAGCCCAGTGGAAGTGAAAAGAAAGGCAAGTACGATTCCGTTGCGAAAAGATTGGGATGATATAAAGGATGATATTATGCTGCATTGTTTAAAACAAAAATTTTCCCGTGACCCTTACAAGACATACCTAATCAATACCCAGGAAATGAAAATTCAAGAGGGTAATTGGTGGGGCGATGAATATTGGGGTGTGGATTTTAAAACGGGTAAAGGACAGAATAAATTAGGCAAGATGATAATGCAAATTAGGAGTGAATTGAAGTGAATTTTACTGTTGAACCAGGTGTTACGATTAATGACATAGACACCTGTTGTGCTTTAAATAGTAGTTTTTTTAAAATGATGTATAAACATATTGAAAACATAGGAATGAGCAAATTTTTAAATAAAGTAAGGGTTTTTAACCTGACCGGTGAAATATATATCGATTATTTTAATGAAGATGGAATAGGATTTAGTGAGAATATAGAATTATTTTCGGAAATATTAAAAAAACATTTTCCTAAAGAAAGTATGAAATTGGAAATGTGGAAATGTTTACATGGAGGATAAGTGATAAAAACAATAAAGAAAAAGGTTGAGGTTGAAGAAAAGGTTTCAGCTATCTGCGACCTGTGCGGTAAGGAATATTCGTACAAGAACGAGTGGCACGAAACGCAGGAATTTATCCATATTCATTATATTGGCGGATGGGCTTCTATTTTCGGCGATGCAGAAATGGGGGATAAAAAAGGGCAAATTGATATTGATATTTGTCAGCATTGTTTTAAATCTCATATTGTTGATAAGATAAAGAGGTAAAAATATGGCTGGCCCTTTAGTAATTAATCCAACTACAATATCCCCCACTTTAACGAGAAATAAAGATGGTACGATAACCACCCCAAGTCACGCTGTTTTTTCCATTAACCAGCAGGGGGCCCAAGCCACACTTTATATCGAAGAAGAGCTCATGGTTATTCAATCGCGTTTACCCATGCCGAATAAATGGAAAAGATTTTGGTATAAATTTTTATTGGGATGGGAGTGGAAAAAAGAAGAAAAATAATATCAATGTGTGGTATAATAATATTATAAGGAGAATAAGAAATGAAAAGTGATTTTGTAGATGGACGGCATTATATTGAATGTGATTGCGGAAGCCACGATCATTTGTTGGTATTTGAAATCGACCCTGATTTTTTCGAATCATGGGGAGAGGTTTCAGTTTCATTTACGAGTAGTTATTACGAGAAATTTTTTGATCGACTAAAGGCGGCGATTAAATATATTTTTAAAAGGGATAGGTATTTGAACATTAGCGACAGTATTATTATCAATCATAAAAATATGGCCGCACTAAAAGAAGCAATAACAGAAATAGAAGAATTGGCAAAAACAAAAAAATTAGTATAAATAAGACATTTTAATAAGGAGAAAAAATAAAATGAAAAAAACTAAGGAAAAAGTAAATCACAAGGAGGTGAAACTTGGACATTAATGATTTTATCAGCAAGGACGAGATTCAAAAGGAACTCGACAAGAAGCCAGGTGGCGGAGAAATGGCGGACAACCGTTTCTGGCGCATTCCTGACGGCAAGAGCAAGGTTCGCCTGCTTCCAAGATTGGAGGCAAGGGTTCCGTGGAAGACGGTGTACTCACATCGGTACAATCAATCAGGCGAGAAACTATTTTCGACCTGTATGTTGACCTTTGGTAAAAAAGGTTGCCCGATTTGTAAAAAGTCGTGGTCGATGTGGGAGAGTGAGGACAAGAACGTCAAGGATTTGGGATACCAGGTTCGCAAGACGCCTCGTTATTTCTTCAACGGTTACATTGTTGAGGACAACGATAAGCCTGAAAATGTCGGTACTATCAAGATTATTTCGGTGGGCAAGAAATTGTTCGACCTCATTTTGGAGAGTTACAACTCTGACGATTTGGGCAAGAGCATTTTCGACGCAATCAACGGATTTGATTTTGAAATCAACCGCAAGAAGTCAGGAGACAATCCCAATTTTCCAGATTACTCTTCATCCAGGTTCGTTTTCAAAAAGGGTCCGGTTGTAAAGAGTTGGGATGCTATCAAGGATAAGCTTATCAATATTGATGAGTTGGTCAAGGAAGAAACTCCTGACGAATTGATGGCGAAGTGGAAGTTCCTTGGGTTCGATGTAACAGAGGCGCCCAAGGTCAACAAGGAGCGTAAGCCGGCTGCGAAGAAAGAAGTGGAGGAAGATGTTACCCTAGACGAACTGGTGGCTGACACCAGTACCGGAGAAGAGGTTCTCACGGATGAAATCGCCTTGGATGATGACATTGAAGACGAACTGAGCAAACTGTAAGAACGAATTTGGTGTCAGCCCAGTGCACCCTAAACCTACGGGCTGGGTTTTCGGCTCCGTTATCCCAAAATTAGAAACGGGCATTTTTTATTACAAAGGACATAAGGAGATGGAATAATATGGCAAAAAACGGAAACGGAAAAAAGGTTGTTGAAAAAACAGGCGGTAAGGACAAAACCATCGCCGAATTAGTTAGTATTTTAGATGCCGATATGGCGGAAGAGGTTGAAACGAAATCGTGGATTTCCACAGGCGTTCGATCCCTCAACTTCCTCCTTTCGGGCGATGTGGATAAGGGGATACCAGCAGGAAAAATGGTGATCGTAGCAGGCGAACAACAATCGGGAAAATCGCTGTTGGGCGCCAGGATCGCATCCCATGCCCAGCAGCAGGATTATGTTATCGTATGGTTCGACTCCGAACACGCCGCCGATAAAAAGTTTTTAGGCAGGCAGGGGTTGGATATCGAAAAAGTTATTTACAAACCAGTCGACACGGTCGAAGAATTTCAGACCAACGCAGTAAAGGCATTGAATTGGGCGAAGTCGAAAGAGCGTAAGTTGTTTATCGTTCTGGATTCTTTGGGTGCTTTATCAGGAGCAAAAGAAACGACAGATGCCAATGCTGAAAAAATGACGATGGATATGGGATTGAGAGCCAAGAATATCAGGACATCTTTCAAGCAAATCATTCATCGGCTAGGAGCATCGGATAGTTGTTTTTTCTGTATCAATCATGTGTACATTAAACCGTCCCTGTTCCCGACCAAGGAAATGGGCGGCGGAATGGCTGCATGGTATTTGGGCCAGATCGTCCTATTTCTCACTAAGTTGAAAGGAGAGGATGGCGTATTTTCAAGAGTTCGTATGAAGTCGAAGAAGAATCGTGAATTTATTGAGGGGCGCATGACGGAGTTCGAAATCAATTTCAGAACGGGCATTGATCCCAACGATGGATTGTTGGAATTGTTCGAAGAGTTCGATGTTATCAAGAAAAAGGGCGGATGGTATAACCTTGACGGAGATGATAAAAGTTATCGTCCAGATGATATCTTTAAGAATGAAGAAACGATGGCGAAGTTAGTAAGTATATTGAGGGAAAAGACTAAAGATTTTACCTATTCAACATTCGATATTAAATAGTAACAAATGTTAAAAACAATAAATAATAGTGAGGGACAGGGCCGATCACCTTTTCAAAACACTCCTGATGTTTTGAATAACCTCACTAAATTTTTAGTTCTCAGGAGGAATTAAGATGAATAATCAAGAAAAAAAACAAACTTGGTGGGATAAACTTACACCAGAAGAAAGAAAAAGAAGAAATAAAGAAAAAATAGAAAAATTTAAAAAAACTTGTATGGAAAAATATGGAGTTGAAAATCCCTCACAAAATAAGATAGTACAAGAAAAGAAAAAACAGACTTGTTTAAAAAATTATGGCGTGGAATATCCATATTTATCTAAAATTATTTTGAAAAAAATAAAAAAAGGGTTTTTAGATAAATATGGAGTTGAAAATCCTTATCAAGCAGAAGAAGTAAAAGAAAAAATAAAACAGACTTGTTTAGAGAGATATGGTGTGGAATATTCTTTACAATCTTCAGAAGTAAGAGATAAAGGAAAGCAAACTTGTATGGAAAAATATGGTGTGGAATATTCCTATCAAGCAGAAGAAGTAAAAGAAAAAATAAAACAGACTTGTTTAGAGAGATATGGTGTGGAAAACGGCGCCCAGTCTAAAGATATTCAAGAAAAAATTAGATCGAGTCGATATCTAAATACATATCAAAAATTATTTAAATCTGTTCGATTTACCAATGAAATTGAACCTCTTTTTACTTTAGAAGAATATAAAGGTGTAAAAAAGGAATATTATAAATTTAAATGTAAAAAATGCGGAACCCAATTCGGAAGTTACCTACAAAACGGGCATATTCCTCGTTGTTTTAAATGCCATCCCGTTTCTAATTTCACAATTCCCCATCAAATTATTTGTGATTTATTAGATAATTTTGGGATTGTTTATGAAATTGAAAAACACATAAAACCTTATTTTGTAGATATCTTTATCAAACCCAATAAAATCATAGAGGTTTATGGCGACTACTGGCATGGAAATCCTAAATTTTACGAAGAGGGGTCTGAGTTAAATCTACCTACGGGTAAAATAAAGGTAGAAGAGAAATGGGAGAAAGATAAAAACAGGAAAGAATATTTACAAGAACAGGGATATAAAATTTTAACGATTTGGGAAGACGATATAAAGAATGATTTAGAGAGTATTGAGCAAATTATAAAGGATATGGTAAAATAATTCATATGATAGATGTTGAAAATTATTCAGAGGTATTCCTAAAAACCTTTCTCCAGTTTAGCGAGTTTCGACAACTCTTTTTATCCAACTGGATAAATGAGTATTTCGATTCGATAGAAGATAAAATATTTTATTCCATACTGAAAGGGTTTTGGCAGCAATCCAGAAAAATCCCGACCAAGAAAGATATGTTGCTGGAGGCGACCACTAAGAATAAGTATGAAAAAATAAGGGAGAAACTCGCCGCCAAAATCGAAACAGTTTACAGTTTAGATTTATCTGAATACACGGAGAGTTTTGTCCGCGACCAGTTTCTTGATGTGCTTCGAAAGAAAAAACTCCAGTCAGCAGTCAAGAAGATAGTCGACGAAGTAAACAAGACTGGAAAGGTCGACGAATCGGCAATCAAGGGGGATATCATAAAATCCTTGGGCATTGATGACGATGCTCAGGATATGGGCATAGACTATTATGATGGTGATATTCTTGATCGCATGAAAGTATTACAGGAACTCCATGTGTCACACTTTAGTACTGGGTTATGCGCCGACCTTGATGATGTATTGAAACTGAAGCGGAAAACTTTGGTCGCTGTTTCCGCCCAGTTGGGAGTGGGTAAGAGTTTATTTCTGAATAATTTGGCGGTGAATATTTCCAGGCAAGGGCATAATGTTTTGTATTTATCCTTGGAAATGGATGCTTATGATATTTCAAAACGGTTGGATAGAATCAATTTAGGTTTTATCGGTGATATGTATTTCAAGGATACGGATTTGGTCGACAAGAAGATGGAAGAGGTCAAAAAGGAAAATCCAAAACGAGGTAAACTATTTATTCGTAGTTATTCACCACGCAGTCTGACGGGTTTTCAAATTCGAAATCTGTTGGAGCAATACAGATTGAAGAGCATAGGGATAGATGTTATTTTAGTGGACTACCTGACCCTGATGAAGCCGAACAAGCCACGCCGGGATGATAATATGTATTTAAAAGGGAAAGATGTCGCCGAAGAATTAGCAGCATTAGCAAAGGACGAAAGATGTTTAGTTTTCACGGCGTTGCAGGTAAAGTCCGAAAGTTACGGAAGAAACAAACAAGGTAGTGAAATGATTTCTGAATCACTTGCAATTCCGCAAATTTTAGATAGTTTAATAAATATGATCGAGGTCGTTGTTGACGAAGAGGATAAGTATTTTATTATCAACTTCGAAAAAACAAGGGATAGTAAAAAAACAAATAAAAGGATTTATTTGAAGTTGAAAGACAATCTTAGAATAGTGGATTGCACGGAAGATGAAAAAAAGAAGATAGAAGAACTGACGAACAAGAAAAGGAAAACATCCACCAAGGATAGTTTCCAGGTAACGGAACTAGAGGTACTGTAATAATGAAGCGAACCCCATATGTCACCAACGCAGAAATACGGATAGTCGGACCAACGACGCCCGAAAAAGAAAAAGACCAAACACGCCAGGAATTAAGTTCTTTTTTATCTGATAAAAGAAAAATTTTAAAATATAATTTTACTTTGGTATTAAAAAATCATTTTAAAAATGAGTATAATGATATTATAAATCATACTCGATATCTTCCAAATGATTGTAAATTTACCGAACGAGTTTATCATATTCTGAATAATTTAACTAGTAGGCCGAAATGTGCGTGTGGAAAAGATTTGCAATTTTTAGATTTGAATATGGGATATAGGAAATTCTGTTCTTATTTTTGCGCAGCGGGACATCCAGATACAACAGATAAGAAAAAACAAACGAAATTAAAAAGATATGGGGATAAGAATTATTGTAATAAAGAGAAAGTAGCGATTTCCCAAAAAGAAAATTGGGATGAAAATAAACAGAATAGGATTGCTTTGTATAAAAAAACCTCTTTGGAAAATAATGGTGTCGAGCATCCCTCGCAATCTAAAGAAATACAGGAAAAAACAAAACAAACAAATTTAAAAAACCATAGTGTCGAATATCCATCTCAATCTAAAGAAGTACGAGAAAAAATAAAACAAACCTGTTTAAAAAGGTATGGGGTAGATCATATTTCAAAAGCAAATAATATAAAAATTAAAATAAAGGAAAAAAGTTTAAGTCATTTTTATAATTTGTTATTAAATTCTGATCGTTTGAAGAAAATAGTGGAGCCTTTATTTTCTAAAGAAGAATATGAGGGAACAAAAACTAATTATTATAAATTTCGTTGCAAGAAATGTAATAAGATATTCGAAGATAGATTAATAAACGGCAGAATTCCCAGATGTTATCATTGTTACCCTATAGATAAATTTACTTTACCTCATAAATGGGTTTGTGAATTTTTATCTAGTCATAAAATTTCTTACGAAGTGGAGAAATATATAAATCCATATTGGGTAGATGTTTTTATAAGCCCCAATAAAATTATAGAAGTCAATGGTGATTATTGGCATGGAAACCCGAAGTTTTATAAAGAGGGAGATATTATAGGATTTCCAAAAGGTGCTAAAATATCTGTAAAGGAGAAAAAAGAACGAGATAGAAAAAGAATTGAATATTTAAAAAATAAAAATTTAGATGTGTTGGTCTTATGGGAAAACGAAATAAAAACAGAGCCGCAGAATACAGAAAGAAAAATAGGAGAATTTATAAATAAATGAAACGAACACCATATGTAACAAACGCAGAAATATTAAATGAATATAAAGTTTATTGGGAGACAGGGGAAATTTCAGACCGCATGACTAAAATGATTTATCTGATTGCGAGAAAAATAGCCAACGGCAGGAATTTTTATGCCTATCCATACAAGGAAGATATGGTACAAGAAGCAGTCTTTCATGCGGTACGAATGGGGATACCTGGATTCAAAAGGGATAAGAAGAATCCTTTCTGCTACCTATCCGTCATTATTCAATACAAAATGATAGAGTACATCAAGAAAGAAAAACGGAATATGACAATCAAGGAAGCGGTTACGGATAAACTCCGGGAAGAAATTTTGAATCAAATCGATCACAGGAAATAGGATGATAAATAAAACCTGCCCACTATCCGATAAAGATAAACTGTATGTAATACTTCGTGACAGGTGCGAATATTTCATAAAGAACCTTTTCGACCCTGACGAAAATTGTAACAACTGTCCTTACACGAAAATAATGTCAACTTTTCGACAAGCTTATCCACGGTTGATAGCAGAAGCATTGATAGACGTTCAACCTATGGCAGGGCCAAGTGGGACTATTTTCAAGATGAAACATATTTACCAGTCAGAAGAGGACGAATGAAAAAAATAATCAGGAAAAAGGCACTCGAAATTACTCACGAAATTCTCACGAATACTGAAAAAGAAAGATCGGTAATATCTGAAATTCCGACTTGTAAGGCGTTTACTAAATATTCTAAAGATAGATGGAGGTTGATGTACATTTTACACCCGCAACAAGCCGAAGAAGAAATGAACACGGCATGTTCTGAGGTAATTTTTTCTTGCCCACATCAATGCGGTCGTTGGCGAGAGGAGAGAATTGCTAATATCAAAAAACTCGCAGGAATTGTTCCTTTTGACAAGAATATGGAAAGTCTTAGGGTTATGCTGGATAAAATAAGAAACATGGGGCAATATGAATACGAAAAATTATTCAATTCTCTTCCGGAAGAGGATAAATGAAACTGCTAACTTTTGCTGACTTGCATATCGGGAAAAATAAAAGTAATAGTTATTTCCTGGACCTAGATGAAAAAGTCATAAATTTAATTTACGAAGAAGTTCTGAAAAGTAAAATAGATAAAATCATTTTCCTTGGCGACTTTTTTCACGACCGAAGTGATTCGACGCCCAAGGCGATGTGTGTGGCTAGAGATATTCTTGAAAAATTGGACTCGCTGGGCATACCCATCATTATGATTATCGGGAATCACGATACATATTATTCCAACAAAAAGGATGCTAATTATTACCGAATCTTTTCAGGGCTTTTCCAGAATATTCGTTTCGTCGAAGATTTTTATGAAGATGGCGAACTCCTCCATGTCGGATGGATGCAGACACCTGAAGAGGAAGAAAAGTACAAGGAACTTTCCAAAAAATACAAATGGATATTCGGCCACTTCGAATTCAAGGGCGCCGAAATGAGTGACTATTACAAAACCACATCTGGCATGGAAAACGACAACTACGAATCTTACATTTTTTCAGGTCATATTCACCAACGATCTAAACAAGGCAGATTACATTACATCGGGTCGCCTTATCCGCAAACTTGGCATTCTAAAAATCGAAAAGATTACGGCTATGTTACAATAGATACGGATACGGAAGAAATAAAATTTTTCGATCTGGGGTTATTCCACTTCAACGAGTATAAATTGCAAAAATTACTGATGATGGTGATGATGGACAAAGAAAGGGTGAAAAAAGAAATGCTGAATTCCGAAACAAGAGTAAAGGTGGATGTTAGCCTCACCGAAAAACAATTATCGGATGTAAAATTATTCTTGAACGGATTCAAGCCCAAAAATCTTTTAGTCGAAAAAGAGGATAATACTATTGTCGTGGAAAATATTGCTTACGATAAATTGATATTATCCTCGCCGACCAGTTTCATTACTGATTACATCGGATCAATGAAATTGGATGAGGACCAGAAAAACCGAATCTTGGAAAAAGTAAAAGGGATACTAAGCCAATAATGATACCAAAAGAATGCACTTTAGATAACAAGAAAAAACTTTATGTGGTTTTACACGGTGAATGTTTATTTCCAAAATCTGGAAATTGGTGTTCTGAAAAATGCTCCTGTTACTCCTCCTATGATTTCCAAACCAAAGCACTACTATTGAAATTACAAATTGAAATTACAAATATCCTTAATTTTTTTACAGCAACAGCAAATTCCAAACCCCGGATAGTCGCTGTTGTTGATAACCATCTCCGTTCCTCCCAACAGTTTCGGATATTTGAAGATTACCGCGTGGTTTGCGACGAAACAAATAATTCCACACATCAACTCCAGACTGTTGTTGATGTTTATGTGAAACCGGTTCGGGCGGCATCTATTATTCAACTGAATTTTATTATCAACTAATATGACTAACGATGTTATTGATTTTCTAAAAAAACTCGCCGCTGTAAAACACGGGTCTGTTGAACAGGCTATGTTTTCCATTACCGGCAGGGCCGAGGTTTCTTGTCGTTGCCCGTATTGCCTTGATAGTATTCGTAATCGTCGCAAGAAACGATTTTATTTCAGCCTAAAAGATGGGCTTTTCTTCTGCCATAATTGCGGCCGAAAGGGCAACCTCGCCAAACTTTTGCACGACTTCCGAAATCTTCCAGGCGTCAACTACGAAGCATTGGAAAAGGATTTAGGTTTACAGAAAGTTCGTGATTTTATTGATGGGCAACATCGTATTCAGGAGCAGGAGGTTTCCAAGCGAGAGTGGAATCTTGAATTTCCAGATGGGGCAAGATTAGATACTCTGATTCAAAATAAGGTGTACAAAAAACTACCCCAAGAAGATAAACAGGCGCTGGCGAAGGTGATAAAATATTTAGGATCAAGAGGAATCAAGAAAGAGTGGTTTCGTTATTTTTATTTCGTTTTCCCAGGCGAACCCAATGACCAATACATTTTGACCCTGTTCGAACATCAGGGCGACTGGGTATGGAGTGGGAGGAAAATAGATACAAATAGGACAGGGCCAAAATATCTCCACCTGCAAGGCTTTCCTTTTCACGAAGCATTGGGATTTGCAAATGAGGTGTCTACTACGAAAGGAGACATAATGTATGTGGTTGAATCTTGGTTCAGCGCATTACTGCTGAATCAGTCGAACCTCAACGCAGTATGCGTATTCGGCCTGAATCAAATGAAATACTCACATCCACCGTTGGAAGCATTCAGGAAAAAATACGAAATCGTTTTTGTTCCAGATAACGACGAAAGTTTACAACAGTTTTATGATATCAATAAACAGTTTGCAAGAAAGGCGAAAATAATTCTTCAACCTGCCAAAGATGTCGGCGATTTCGCCGCCGACTTGGGTGAAAAATTCCGCAAAGAATTCCTAAAATTACCCCTCAGTACAGTTTACAACCAAATTGTGCTTGACGGATTGAAAACCATCATCTAATTTGTAAAATCCATACAGCGAATTTTTGCGCAACTTCCATAAATATTGTTAGAAAGTCAACGAATAGGAGTGCAGCAAAAAAATGGAATTGAAAATCATTACTGGGGATGAGTTAGTCAAGACGCCGAATAAGTGGTTGGTCAAAAATTTTGAATTGGTGGAAGAAGATCAGAAGATGTTCGTGCGCTACCCCGTCGACCGCGCAAAGGAACTTCGAATCTTTTTCAAGAATACC